ATGCCGAGACTGCTGATTGGGCTGATCAGTTCGTGCCTTCTGCTGCTCGTGAGTGGCTGCGTCGGCTCCCAGCCAAAGACGGTGCGAGTGCCGGTGATAGTGACGCCGGAGGTGCCGCCACACCTGGTGGAACCACTGCCGGCCCCGAGTCGAGCGGAGATGACGCACAACCGGGATCTGCTGCAGCTGCTCGCTGACTATGAATCGCTCCGCCGCCGCGCCAACGCGGATCGCGCCGCCGTGGTGGAGATCCTGAGCAACGATGTAGGAGTCGAGTGATGTTCCGCAGCACCTGGAAACCCTGCTGCTGGTCGTTGCATGGTGGGCTATCAGGCCGTTCCTCTGGCCCGGCAAGCAGGTCAAGCGGCTGACACGCTATGTCGATCGGCGCCTTCGGTCTGGCCGGCGATGAGCCCCTTCGGGGGTATGCCGCGGGTCCTTCCAGGGGGCCCGGCCACGTATACGGGGCCGCAGCAGCGCAGAATTCGTGCAGCTGAATTTTTGCCATGGCTTCCTTACTTTTCAGCGAGTTGATCTTCCATGACGGCATCGGAACTGCTCCAGGCTTGCTGCCAGGCGATGACGAACTGGCGTGAAGCTGGCTATCCCGATGAAGCCAACAAGCGAAACCTGGCCGAGATCCTCGGGATCTCCGAAAGGTCGCTGACTGACTGGCAGAAGGATGGGATGCCGGTGCTGCACTCTGCCGGTCGTGGCGGTAGCAACCGGTACAGCGTCGGGGAGGCCATTGAGTGGATGCTGGCTCGGGCGGCCGAGGCGAGCCGAGAGTCGGCAAAGGATCGATTGGACCGTTTGCGTGGCGACCAGCTAGAACGCGACATGCTCAAGGAAGATGACGTTTTGGTCATGCCGGAAGACCTGGATGTTGAGTACGCCGCTATGGTCGAGGCCGCGCGCGCCGAGATGCTGTTCAACATGCCCGACGCACTGGCGGCGGAACTGACCGCCATCATGGGCGACGAGATCGACGTATCGATCATCCGCCGTCACGTCGAAGCCGCTCTGACGACACTGAGCCACTATGACCCAAGCGATGACATCGAGCCAGGCGAACCGTCTGGAGCCGAAGATGCGAGCGCGCTTGAAGAGGAACGCGAAGCGCTGGACTCGTAACCTGGCTCGGCAGTTTGCCCCGCCCGAGAACATCACCACCCTGGAGTGGGCGAACAAGCATCGTTGGATGAGCGAGGTCGAAACGGCCAGGCCCGGCAAGTACAGCATCCACGTGACGCCGGCGTTGGCACTCCCTGGTGGTCCGCTCGAGGCGCTGGACGACCCGAATGTCGAAGAGGTGTGCTGCCAGAAATCGGCTCAGGTGGCATGGACATCCGGTGTGCTCGGCAACGCGCTGGGTCGCTGGATCGATGTCGATCCCTCGCCTGTTATCGGGTTGTTCCCCAAGGATGGGGCGGCCAAGGAGTACGTCGCCGAGAAGTTCGAGCCGATGGTCGAGGCCACACCTCGGCTACGCAACAAGATCGACCTGCGTTCGCGCAAGCTGCAGCAACGCCAGCAGTTCAAGCGGTTCCCTGGCGGCTTCCTGAAACTGGTCGGCTCGAACTCGCCGGCATCGGTGAAGTCGACGCCGAGTCCGCGAGGGTTCGTCGAGGAGCCAGATGACTGCAACTTGAACCTGAAAGGGCAAGGCGACTCAATCCTGCTGCTCAAGGAGCGGGGCAAGACCTACGGTCGAGGTAGGAAAAAGTACATCATCGGCGGCACGCCGACCATTGCCGGCATCTCGTCCATCGAAGCCGAGATGCAGCATAGCGATCAACGCCGCTGCATGGTGCCGTGCCACCATTGTGGAGAGCGTCACGAGCTGTCGTTCGACAACCTGGTTTGTCCGACGGATCCGGACCAACGGCACCCCGTGTACGGCAGTTACCAGCCGGAGCGCACCATCTACGCGTGCCCGCATTGCGGCGGCGAATGGAACGATCAGCAGAAAAACGCCAATCTGCGTCGCGGGGAATGGGTAGCCATGGCCCAGTTTCGGGGCATTGCCGGCTATTACATGAACGAGCTGCTCAGCACCTTCCCGGACTCGCGCTTTGCGCGACTCATGGAGAAGTGGCTGTCGGCCAAGCACGCGGCGGACGAGGGCGACTTCAGCGACTTGATCGTGTTCACCAACAGCTCGATGGGCTTGCCCTACGAGTTCAAGGGGGACACGCCGGAGATCGAGGAGCTGCAGGATCGCGCCGAAGACTACGCCGAGAAGACGGTCCCGCGTGGTGGGTTGCTGCTCACGGCCGGAGTCGACGTCCAACACGATCGTCTGGCGGTGATCATTCGCGCTTGGGGACGTGGCGAGGAGAGCTGGTTGGTCTACTGGGGTGAGCTCTATGGCAACCCCATCGACAAGGCCGACCCGGTCTGGAATGAGCTGGACAGCCTACTGACTACTGGATTCGAGCACGACAGTGGGGCGACACTGCGGGTCGCGGCCGTGGGCGTCGACAGCTCAGACGGGCAGACTAGTGACTCCGTCTACCATTACGTCCGCGCGCGGCAGCGGCATGGCGTCATGGCCGTCAAGGGGGCCTCGCTGAATAGCGAGAATCGCGAGATCTTCAGCCGTCCCAAAGTCTCGGACGACACGAACCGGACCAATACCAAGGCTGACAAGTATGGTCTCCGGCCTTTCATCGTCGGCACGCACAAGGCCAAGGACCTCATCCTCGAGGCCCGCATCCATTTGCATGGCTCAGGCCCTGGACGGATGCACTGGTACCGAAGCGTTCGCGCCGATTACTGGCAGCAGCTGACCGCCGAGGTCAAGGCGCCACATCCACGCAATCCGCGGAAGCGTGTATGGCAGAAAAAATCCGGCGTCCACAACGAGGCGCTGGATTGCGAGGTTTATGCGCTCCACGCGGCACGCTCCAGCCGGACGCACGTGATGCGCGAGCGGGACTGGGATGCGCTCGAACAGACTCTGACTCAACCAACACTCTTTGATGCCCCGGCTGGGACTGCGGCCCCGGTCGGTGTGTCTGGTCGCCGGCGGCGGCGGCGAATGAACAGGAACCACAGCGCATGAGCACCGAGACCGAGACCTATACCGAGCGCCTGCGCAAGGTACGCGAGGCCATCGACCAGATCCTGTCCGGTTCGCAGAGCTGGATGCTGGGGAACAAGCAGTATACCCGCGCCACCCTCAGCACCCTGTACGACATGGAAAAGCGCTACGCCAAGCTTGCTAACCAGGAACAGGCTGCTGCCCGTGGCAGGGGTGGTCGTAGCCGTGTTCGTTATATCGGGTTTTGATCATGCTGAAGTCACTGTTTCAGTCGCGCAGCCTGAACGATGTGCGTGAACAGGCTGCTCGAGACGAGGTGCGACGACTGGCTGAAACGGCACCGACACCTCGTGCCAACACTGGCAGCGAAACCCGACACCGTGGCGCAAGTCGCATGCTCCGCTCGATGATGAGCTGGTTGCCGGGGCTCGGCAGTCCGCGACAGGACACTCCGACGGGTGAGCGTGAAACGCTGATCAGTCGCTCCCGTGATGCCTACCGCAACCACATGCTGGGGCGCGCGGCCATCAACCGCGCAGCCACCAATGTGGTCGGCATGGGCCTGACCGTCCGGCCGAATGTCGACGGCCAGGCCCTGGGACTCAACGAGGAAGAGACCGCACAGCTTAACGACGAGTTGGCTCGTGGCTTTCGGCTGTGGGCCGAGGATCCTGCCGAGTGTGATGCCGAGGCTGGGCAGGATTTCTACATGCTCCAACGCCTGGCATTCATCAGTGCGCTGGTCAGCGGCGACGTCTTTGGCCTGACGCCCAATGTGCGACAGATCGGCGGCCTCTTCGGTACCAAGCTGCAGCTGGTCGAAGCGGAAAGAGTGGGTTCGCCGCTCACTGGCCCGGAGCGTCGCAATGAAGTGGATGGTATACGCGTCGACTCGATCGGTCGGCCGATAGCCGTCAGGATCTGTGACGGTTACCCCAGCGATCACACCACCGATCAGGACTGGACATGGGTGCCGGTATTCGGTGAACGCACCGGTCGTCGGCGCGTCTTGCACCTGATGAACGAGAAGGGGCGGCCAGGCCAGGTGCGTGGTGTTCCGTATCTGGCCCCGATCCTCGAGGCGCTGCAGAAACTCGAGCGTTTCAGCCAGGCGGAACTGACAGCGGCGGTGATCAGCGCGATGTTCACCGTTGCCATCAAGCACGACGCTTCCGAAGGTGACCAAAGTCTCGGAGGCGCCACGATGTGGGATGAGCAGAGTGACGATCCGAGCAAGCCCGAGCGCCCGGTCGTAACCTCCAATCAGGACGATACGCCCGACGGCGACAATCTGACCCTGGGTGAGGGCGCTGTCTGGGACCTCGAGGAAGGTGCTGAGCCGGTACCGATCAGCCCCGACAGGCCGAACGCGCAGTTCGACCCGTTCTTCATGGCCATCGTCAAGGAGATTGGCGCCGCCCTGGAACAGCCGTCCGAGGTGCTGATGATGCACTTCAGTACCAGTTACACCGCGGCTCGGGCCGCTTTCAACCAGCTTTGGAAGTTCATCAAGCAACGCCGGCACCACTTGACCGTGCAGTTCTGCCAGCCGGCCTATGAACTGGTGGTAGACGAGCTCGTGGCCAGCGGGCGCATCAAGGCGCCCGGTTATCGCGACCCAGCCAAGCGCCGTGCCTACGTGCGGGCGCTGTGGATTGGCGAGCCACTGGGCTCGCTCAATGAGCAGGTCGACGCCAGGGCAGCTACCGAACGCATCGCCAATGGCACCAGTAATGAGCACCTGGAAACCATGGCGTTTCACGGTGAAGACTGGCACGACGTAGCCCAGGATCGCGCCCGGGAAATTCGCTGGAAGCGAGAGAACGGCGTGCCGATCTATGTCGGCGGCAAGGTGCATGATCCCGAGCCGCCGGATCCCAATCGAAACAATGATGACACCGACTGACCCGCCAATCCGGCGGGTCTTTTCGTAGGAGACGCCCATGCCCCGCACCGCCTTCGAGCTGGCGGCCAGTCGTACCTGGCTGATGACCGCCGAGGCGCTGGACACCCTACTTGCCGTCGCCGATCGCCAGGGTGATGTCGAGGCCCTGGAGGCACGCCTCGGTCGACCTCTGGACAACACCCGCAATGTGACGGTGCGCGATGGCGTGGCCGTGGTCCCGATCACAGGCCCGGTGTTCCGATACGCCAACCTGTTCACTGAGATCAGCGGCGCTGTCAGCACCGAGATGCTGGTCAAGGACATCCAGACCGCACTCGATGATCCAGGCATCCAGGGCATCGTGCTCAACATCGACAGTCCTGGTGGTGAGGCGACCGGCATCAACGAACTGAGCGACCTGATCTACAACGCCCGAGGGCAGAAGCCGATCAAGGCCTATGCCGGCGGCCAGATGGCCAGCGCACTCTACTGGGTCGGCAGCGCTGCCGACGAGGTGATCGTCGACGACACCGCCCAGCTGGGCAGCGTTGGCGTGGTGCTCAGCCTGCGCAAGCGCGAGGACCGTCCTGGCGAGAAGAGCTACGAGATCGTCTCCAGCAACGCACCCAACAAACGGCCCGACCCCGAGACCGAGGCCGGCCGTGCCCAGTTGCAGGCGCGCACCGACGAGTTGGCCGCCGTGTTCCTGGACAAGGTCGCCCGCAACCGAGACCTCCCACGCGATGAGGTCAACGACCGGTTCCGTCAGGGAGGCGTTGCCACTGGAGCCCTGGCGGTGGAGGCCGGCATGGCCGACCGCCTCGGCTCCCTGGAATCCGTCATCGCCGAGCTGGCCGGCACATCCGCCAGTAGCCAACCGAGGAGCACCATCATGACCACCGTTAAGACCACGGCCGAACTGCAGGCCGCGATCGAGGCCGGCACCGACCCGAAGTCCATCAAGATCGCCGAGCCCGAAGCAGTCGATACCGACAAGCTCAACACCGAGGCCACCGAGGCCGAGCGTGCGCGTTGCAAGGGCATTCTCGAACTGGCTTCGCCGGGCTTCGAGAAGGAGGTGGCGGCGGCCATCGATGAAGGCACGAGCGTGGAAGCGACCGGACTCAAGTTGTTCCGAGCCGCTCAGGACCGGGGCATCTCTCTGTCCGACATCGCTGCCGACGGTACGCAGACCAGCACCGCCCAGCCTCCCAAGGATGACAAAGAGGGCGAAGAGCGGAAGTCCGCGGTCTCTGCCATCACCGGCGCCTGGAAGGACTAAGGCGCCCAGTCTCCCATCACGATAGAGGATCCTGACCATGCCCGGCATGACCCAGACCAATCATCCCGACCGTAACGGCATCAGCGGTGGCAATTTCCCGCGTCGCTACATGACCGTAACCATCGAAGCCGGCCAGGTGCAGCCGGCCGGCGCCGTACTCGGAAAAGTAACGGCGAGCAGCGAGTACAAGCTCTCGGCGTCGGCTGCCGGTGACGGCAGTGAATCGCCCTCCGTCGTGCTATTCGACGACGTCGATGCTTCTGGCGGTGCTGTCGAGGCCGAGGTGCAGATCAGCGGGGACCTCCGTGGCGAGAAGCTGACTATCGGTACCGGCCACACCATCGACAGCGTGCGCGAGGCCCTGCGACCCCTGTCTCTGTTCGTCGACTAATCGGCTCGGCCAAGGCCTGTCTCAGCCTGTGTCTCCCTGACATTTCCGACGAGGAAACCTCTCATGCCTGTAAATCTGTTTGATACCCGCACGATGCTGGAGGCCGTGGAGAAGATGAAGCGCTCCCGACGCTTCCTCACCACGTTGTTCTTCGGTGCCCCCACGCGCAACTTCACGACCCAGCATGTCGACATCGACATTATCAAGGGCAAGCGCAAGATGGCGCCCTTCGTTCGTCCTAATCGACCGGGCCACATCGTGGACCGTGCTGGGAGCGTGATGCGTTCCTACACGCCGGCCTATGTGAAACCCAAGCTCGAAACCACGGCAGGCCTACTGCTCAACCAGCGTTCGCCGGGCGAAGCCCTCTATTCTGCACGCACACCGCTTGACCGCGCGGGTGAGCAGATGGCGCGTGACTTCGATGAACTGGACGACCAGATCAGTCGCCGCGAAGAATGGATGGTGGCCCAAGCCCTGACCAGCGGCCAGGTGAACGTGGTGGGGGATGGTGTCGACGATGTCGTCGATTTCCAGATGGACGCCAGCCACATCATCACCGAGGCAACTCCATGGACGGACGCCGGCGGCGATCCGATCGGCAACCTGCGCAAGTACAAGCGCCTCATTGCCAAGGACAGCGGCCGCACCGGTGCCGCGGCGGTGCTCAGTGTGGAGGCGGCCGACGCCATGCTCGACAACGAGGACTTCCGGAAGAAGCTCGATACGCGTCGTATCGACCTGGGCATGATTCGCCCCGAGGAACTGCCTGACGGTGTGACCTATCTGGGCTATCTGCGCGATCCCGGCATCGACCTCTACACCTACGAGGAGTGGTACCTCGATGATAATGGAGTCGAGGAGCCAATGATTCCGCCGGGCGGGCTGGTTGTCGGCCCGACCACCAGTCGTTGTTCCATGCTCTATGGCGCGATCCAGGACGTGCGGGCGATTGAGGGCGCGCTGTTCGATGTTGATCGTTATCCCAAGAGTTGGATCGAGGACGATGAGGGCGTGCGCTTCCTGTCGATGCAGTCTGCGCCTTTGCCGGGCTACCACGAGCCGGACGCCTTCGTGTTCGCCACCGTCGCATGATCCCACCCCGCTTCGGCGGGGTGATTCATTTCTGACCTGACACCACAGGAGGCCCCATGGCCAAGCAATTCATCGTCGCCCGTGGCGAGATCCAGCAAGGTCCCAAGGTCATCGCCCACGAAGGCGAGGAATACAAACCCAAGAATGCCGCTGAGCGAGACCGGCTGGTGTCTCGCGGTGTGCTAGTCGAGGTGGAGGGCAACCGCAAGGGTGGCAGCCAGGCCGCCGCCTCCTCAGGTAGTGGCAATGAAACACCGCCTGCCGGCAGTGGCCAGCAAGGTGACGGCAACCAGGGCGATGAAGGCGCTGGAAGCGCCGGTGACCAGAATCCAGGCAGCTGACCATGAGTCGCTTCGACGACGAGGTCCGCGTGGATCTGCGTGGCATCTATGCCGATGCCGGCGACCTCGCGGACTACCAGGGGGCGTCGACCGCCTCGGACATTTTGGTCGTGATCGACCGTGACTGGCAGGTCTACGACAAGGATCAATTGCCCATGCGGGTCACCACGATCAGCGTCATGATTGCCGACGTCCCGGAGTCCCGGCAGGGGGACCAGATCGATGTTGCCTCTGACCGCGTCTGGACTGTCCAGGAAGTGCTCGAGGACGACGGCCACGAGCGTCGCCTCTGGGTGTCCTGACAGGAGGGAACATGCTGGACCTCAAGTACGACATCCGCGACTTTCAGGGCCTTAAGAAGCGCTTCGGGAAAGAGGGCGCCCAGAGCGTCGAGAAGGCACTGATCTGGTCCACTGACCGCATGGCCAGCCGTGCAGCCACCTATATATCGAAGGACCTGCGCGGCACCTATGCGATCAAGGCGCGGGAGATCAAGGGCCACCTCAAGATCCATCGTGTTCGCCGGGACCCGACTCGCGCGCTGCTGTACACCGGCAAGCGGTTACCACTTGAGCAGTTCAGCCCCAAGCAACGCTGGGTGTCGGTCAATCCACGTCGTACGGTGCAGAGTGGGCCACGCAAGGGGAAGCTGGCACGTCGTCGTGGTGTGACGGTCCGTGTGCGCAAGGACAAGGGTAGGCAGATCGTCCCCGGTGGCTGGCAAGCCAAGAATCACATATTGCGTCGTGCTGATCAGGGTGATAACGCCAGCCAGCCGCGCATCCAGTATGGACCGTCAGTGCCGGGAATGGTGGCCCATCCCTCGACCATCGAAGGTGCGCAGGACTTGGTGCGGCGAGAGCTCCCCAAGGAATTCAGCGGGCGCCTGGATTATCTCCTCAGCAAGAAGATGGGGCAGTCATGACCGATCCCGACATCATCGACGCCATGATCCAACGGGTGCGCGACCAGTGCCCTGGGCTGGCGACTGTCGACGAGGCCTGGTTCGCCGAGCCAATCGATAACCTCGATGCTCAGACACCAGCAGCGCTGATCTACCTCGCGGAGGACAGCGCCTCCGGTGACATGGAGACCATCCGACCAACGCAGCGCATCACTCTCAGTTATGGCATCTGGCTGGTGTGCAAGCGCCCCGACTTTCGCCCGCAGCGGCATGCCATCCGCCAGGCGTTGTTCGGCCATGGCTTCAGCGAAACCCATGACTCGATGGCCTACCGAGGTGGCCAGACAACCGACATCCGCGGCGAGCTGATCTGGTGGCGCGAGTTCTGGAACGTCGACACCTGGCTGCGCGGTACCCAGTAAGAGGAAATTCCCATGTCTATTTCATCCGGCGGGCGTTACGTCGTCCGTGACGGTGAGCCTGTGCTCGTCGAACGCACTCAAGAGCCGGGCGCCGAGCCTGACCAACCCAGCGTCCAGCCAGCCCCGGCCGAGCTTACCGAGCAGCCGGCCCCGCCTGAACTGAGTGACGAACAAGAGGATGCCGACGATGCTGACGCGTAAGCAAATGATCCTGGTCAAGATGGAAACCACCTATGCCCAGGACTCCACCCCGGATGGCTCCAATCGTATTTTCGTGGCCGAGCTGGAGGTCAATCCCTACGAGGGCGACCGTCAGGAGATCCCGCGCATCCGCGACTCGATGGGGGCCAATGCGGAGGGCAATGTCGCGCCCTACGTGACGGCAACGATCACAGCTGGCCTGGCGGGCAGTGGTACCAAGGGCACGCCGCCTGTGTTCGGTCCTCTCCTGCGTGCCTGTGGTCTGTCGGAGACGATTGATACGGAGACAGCTGGTGATGAAAAGGTCATCTACCAGCCGGTGACGGACAACATCGAGAGCTGCACCATCTACTACCTGCAGGATGGCCAGCAGCAGCGCATCACCGGTGCGCGTGGGACGCTCACCCTGGATGCGACACGAGGGCAATACCCGACCCTGCAGTTCACCATGACCGGCCTCTATCACAAGCCCGAGGCAGCCAGCCCGGTCACCATCTCGCCGATCACCCAGCAGGACGAAGTCCCCGTCAACAAGCAGAACACCGGGACCTTCTCGGTTCACGGCTACGCGGCGTGTGGCGAATCGCTCTCAATGGAGCTGGGCAATGAAGTCGTCCATCGCAACCTGATCGGCTGCGAAAAGGTGTTCATCACCGATCGCGCTGCCACGGGCGAGATCAATGTCGAGGCGCCGAACATCGGCACCAAGGACTACTTCGCCGCCGTGGAGTCCCATCAGGGCTTTACGCCGGGTGCCATCAATCTCGTTCACGGCACCACCCCCGGCAACATCGTGCAGTTCGATGCTCCCAAGACGCAGTTGTCGAGCATCACCAGCCAGGACAGCGACGGCATCGTCCATTACCAATTGGGGGCGCGCTATCTCCCGGATGCCGGCAACGACGAATTCACCCTCACGTTCAAGTAAGGAGCCCGCATGTTCGTACTCAAGGAAATCCCCGACGTCGAGGTCGATGTCGAAATCCATGTGCCGGGCGAGGCCGAGCCGAGCACTCTGCAGGCGCGCTGGCGCTTGCATCCCTGGTCCGCCTTCAAGGCGAGGGTCGAGCAGATCCAGTCAGGTGAGATCGACGACGAGCATCTGGTCGAGGCCGACCTGCTCGAGCTCAAGGGCATCAAGGACGAGAACGGTGAACCGCTGGCTCACTCCCCTGAATTGGTAGCCCAGCTGATGGAGATCGGCTTCGTGCGTCGGCCGCTGATTCTCAGCTGGTACAAGGCCCAGGAAGGGTGGGAGGCCACGGCGGCAAAAAACTGAAGGCGGCCGGGCGTTATTGGGCGACATCAGGACGCCCGGCCAAGCTCGAGGAAGAGGCTGAGGCATGGGGCCTGGATCTCGACGACAAGACCCGCCAGGCCCAGCACTGCGAAGTGTGGGAGGAACACCAGACCGCGCTCGACGTCTTCCTTGCCTGCGACCGACAGTGGCGCATCGTAGCCGGTATGGCGGGCGTCTGGTACCAGGGCATCGATGCCACGGCGCTGCAGGCCACCATGCAGATGATGGGGGTGGAGGACATGCGCTCCACCTTGTGGCAGGTGCAGCAGATCGAGGCTGGGGCTGTGGAGAACCTTAACGAATGTCGCTAAGGTATAGGTTCAGCACATATTGGATAAGGGTTGAAGTTATGAAAGGAACTGTCTTTCTGATTAGTGTAGTCGCACTGCTTGTAATTCTTTCGGGATGCGCAGCCTCGATACCGGATAAGAATAACGAAACTTCTCGTGGCAGCTCGTTCCCATCATGGATGCCGTCAGACGCAAAGAGAGAGACGTACTCCCTAACTCCCGAAGAGGTAAATGTCGCTAAGGAAAAAGTTAAGTCACAGCTAAAGGATCCGGAGTCAGCTCGTTTTGGTGATAAGATTTATGGTACGAGAGAAGTTGGTAATGCATCAGGGGAGAATGCTGTCTGCGGAACTGTGAATGCTAAAAATGGTTTCGGGGGTTATGCAGGGGAAGTTCGGTTTGCGATTTTTAATGATGATGTTTTTTTGCCAACAGAAATGTTGAGTCATAAGGGGCTTGCTGTGTTACGTCTGTGTAAGACATAACCACTAGATTACTTGAAAAATAAAACACCCGCCATGCTGGCGGGTTTTTTATTCCTGAAAAGGTTCATCATGGCCAAGAACTTCAAGACAGGACTGATCATCACCGGAGATTCTAAGGGTGGTGTCAGGGCCGTACGCGCGACTTCATCTGAAATCCGCAAGCTCAACCAGGATTTCGATGCAGGGTCAAAACGTGCGCGCTCATATGGCAATGAGACCCGTGAGACGGCCCGTGAATTAGAGTTCTTGAAACAGCATGCCTTGGGCGTTGGTGCCGCGATTGCCGGAGCTTTTGCTGCTAACAACCTTGCTCAGCAGGCTGTGATGATCCGTAACACGGATGTGTTGGCACAATCTCTACAGGTCAACACCAAGACACTCCAGCAGTGGCAGTTCGCGGGCAAGCAAGTAGGGCTTGAAGCCGATAAGATTGGCGACATCTTCAAGGATGTCAGCGATAAGGTGGGTGACTTCGCTGCCACTGGCGGTGGTGAGGCCAAGGACCTCTTCGAGAATCTCAATCTCGATATACGTGAACTGCAGTCACTGAGCCCGGACCGGCAGATCCTTCGCATTGCAGAAGCCATCAACCAGGTCGAGGATCCCAACCAGCGCGCGTTCTACTTCGAGAGTCTTGCTGACGAGATGGTTCGCCTGCAGCCCTTGCTCTCCAATGGTGCTCAGGGGCTGCGTGAAGCAGCCGATATGGCCGATGCTCTGGGCGTGGCCATGGATGATGTAGAGGTGCGCCGTGCCGTCCAGGCCGCTGAGGCTATGGATCAGTTGCAGGGTGTGGCACAGGGCCTTTCCAACACTCTGATAGCCGACCTTGGCCCAGGCCTGGCAAATTCTGCTCGCACTGCTACCGATTTCATTGATGAAATGGGCGGAGCCGATGAGGTTTTAAATCGGGTGATAAATGTGGCCGCCGTGCTGGCCACTGTATATCTGGCTCGTCGATTGGGACCTGGTCTGCTCAAGGTTGGTCGCCAAGGGCTTGCTGCTGGAGGGAATATAGCAACAGGCTTGGTAATGGCGACGGGGGCAACGGGGCCTCTGAATCGAGCACTGGTGGTTACTCAGGGGCGTATCGCAGCTACAGCTGCTGCAAGTCGAGCGTTGACAGGCGCGGTTGGAATGTTGGGTGGCCCTGCCGGGGTAGCCATTCTTGCCGCCAGCGGGATTTATGCATTCAGGGAAGAGTTGGGTTTAGTTGCGCCCGAGCTGGAGGCTAATCGAGATCGAGTTGCCGAACTGACAGGTAACCTTCGAGATTTAAGCAAGGCAGCGGTAGAAAACCGCATATCAAAACTAAAAGCGGACTTGGCCGATCTCCAGACTGAGTTCATCGACATAACACAACTGGGGTCGTCCGCTGACTCACAGCGGATAACTGGCTCTGGCGCTCTAGGTGTTGCTGCTGGAGAGGTAGGTCGACAGTCTCGAGCGATTCAGAAGTACGCTGAAGAAGGTGTAACAGGAATACATGGCCCCGAGACTGAAGCGAAGATTGTCAATCACCAGCAGGCGATCTCGGAACTCGAGGAATATTACGAACAACTTGGTGACACCGGATCGCGCACGTGCGGTAATTTGGCATCGAAGTCGTCCGAAGCCGCAAAGGAGGCTGAAAAGCTCGAGAATCGCTTCAAGTCGACAGCTGCCCAATTGGAGCGTGAGCTGACGCTTTATGGTGAGACGGGGCGTACCGCGCAGCTGCGTTACAATTTGGAGAGCGGCGAGCTGAAAGGGCTGGCCAGCGACCGACAGGCTTACCTGCTGAGCCTCAGTCGCGAGCTGGAGGCCTTGGAGAAGCGTGATCGCCTGATCGGCCAGTATCTCCCACAACTGGAAAAGCTCAAGACGCTGCAGCGCGACGCCCAGGCGATCGAGGGCATGGGCGGCAACCTGGGCAATCTGGCGGCCAAGCAACTCGAAAAGGAAGTCGGCAATCTCGCGACCCAGGGGCTCGACCCCCCAGGGAGGCTGGACGCCAGCGTCGGTGGTCCGTTTGCGGAACGGGACCGGATGCGCCAGGAGATGGAGGTCTATCGCGAGCAGTACCAGCAGCGGCTCGAGCTGCTACGCGAATTCAGCAGTGAAGAGTATGGCGTCCAGTCTCAGGCCAAGGCGGCCCTGCAACAGCTCGAGGCGCAACACCAGCAGACCCTGCGCAACTATGAGGTGCAGAGCCAGCAGGCCACGTTGAAAGGCTATGCCCAGATGTTCGGCGGCCTGGCCAATCTATCGGCGACCTTCGCGGGTGACTCCGCCGGCATCACCAAGGCGCTGATCGGGTTCCAGCAGGTGGCCAACATCGCCCAGATGCTCGGCTATCTGGGGGTAGGGACTGCTCGTCAGTTCGCGGACCTGCCCTGGTACGCTGCAGTGGGCACCGCAGCCAGTGTCGGCGCGCAGATCGGTTCACTGATCAACACGGTGCGCGGGGTCGAGACGCCCTCCATCCCCAGCTTCAACGCTTCCAGCTATGCCGGGGCCTTTGATACTGGTGGCCGCATCCCCGCCGGACAGTGGGGCATTGCCGGCGAACGGGGGCCCGAGGTGATCGAGGGCCCTGCCCGGGTTACCTCGCGGCGTGACACCGCCAAGATGCTGGGAGGCATGAACGTCTCTGTCGGCGTGAACTTGATCGAGGATGCTTCGCGAGCGGGTCAGGTCAATCAGCGACAGGATGTTGATGGCAACCAGGTCGTCGACATCGTGGTCTCCAACATCTTCAGCGGAAGTGGTCGCATCCCTCAAGCGATGGAGACTCGCTGGCCTCTCAAAAGCCAAGGGTGGAAATGATGGCGGTCCCATATCCCAGTGACGAGCTGCCACCGCCGAGCCTGGACGGCTATCAGCTGAACCCCGGGCAGACCTTCGAGCGCTCGGACTTGGCCAGTGGTCGTGCGATCCAGCGCGAGGGATTCGGCAGCGTGCCGACCAGGGCGCCGGTGCAGTGGATGTTCAACCAGGCGGAATATATGCGCTTCACAGGCTGGTTCTTCCATGAAATCCGCAAGGGGGCCTCCTGGTTCGAAGGGCCGATGAAGACCAACATCGGCATTCGCAACTTCAAGCTGCGCTTCAGGCGCATGTACCAGGCGGTCCCATCGGGGCCGTATTACTGGATTGTCTCGGCGGAGCTCGAGATCCGTGAGCACCCCGTCATCGAACGCGACTGGATCCTCTACGGCCCCGAGTACGTGCGTTGGGGCTCGATATTCGACCTTGCCATGAACCGGGACTGGCCCGAGCAGTAGCCAGCCCGACGACCCGATAGCTCACAGCCGCCCACGAGGCGGTTTTTTTGTGCCCGGATGACAGGACAATGCCATGGCCAACAATACTGGCAACCCGCTCAACTCGGTAGATCCTCGCGACCTGCAGGATAACGCTCAGAATTTCGACAAGGCGGTGAATGATCTGGAGGGCGACACCTGGACGGATCGATTCGGGCGCCCTCGCAAAACCTACAGCGCGGTCGAGAAAGAGGTCGAGGGGCTCCTGGTGGCCGGCGGCACCATCTTCCCCGACGAGCCGACCGGCCGTGCCGCCGTGGAGGATGGGCAATATTTTTTCGCCGAGAGTGTCGACCCCGACATCTCTCGAGTGTTGTGGCAGCGCATCGATGCCAACTCCTCACGCCGGGTCGCAGAGGATCCCGATGTCGAGATGGTCCGCGCCATCGCAGAGTCGTTCGATGTCGGGGATTCGCCGGAGGCACATACCTATTTCACGGACCTGGTCGGGCAGATCGTTGCCACCCTGTTTGCCGACGGGAAGCTGACGTCGCACGGCTATGAGCTCGGCACCGCTCTCGTTGAAGGGCTGAGGCTCTTCGACACGAACGGGTTTTTTCCTGTCGATATTGGGCTGTCGGGGGCGAGTCTCTACGGCGTCGATATTGAAGCGACGCCGAATGATGATACGGCTCTGGTCGACAAGTACGGCTTCCTGATCTCCGGTGTGTATGGCGGTGAGGCCGTTCAGGCATTTGCCCCGGGCCACGGGGTGGCCAGAAAGAAGACGCCCGCCCTCGAGGCGGCTATCCGCACGGCCATTCAGCACATCATCCTCTACGGCCAGTCCCTGTCGATCGGTAGCAACGGTGAGCCACCGATCAGCACGTCGCAGCCCTATCAGAACGTCATGCTGTCCAGCGGCGTGCGAATCGGGCAGCACGGCAACGGCTACAACGCCTCGTCGTTCGCGCCCCTGATCGAGCAGCTCAACGACACCCGCTTCGGTGAAACGCCCGCCTCCGGTGCAGCCAACGGCATCACGCGACGCGCCCTGGAGAACGGTGGCCTCGAGGAGCAGTACAAGTTCCTGGTCACCTCCAGCGGCCGAGGTGGGCGCCGTGTCGACGAGCTGGTCCCGGGACAGCCGAACGGCGACTGGGAATTGACGGTACGCGCCATCCAGGATGCCAAGGCTCTGTGCGATGCCCAGGGCATCAGCTATAGCGTTCCCTGCATGCTGTGGCTTCAGGGCAACGCCAATGTCTGGCATCAGGCCGAGGACAGTCTGCCCGAGGACTACATCGAGCGATGGCTGGGTCAGATGTGGACGCCGATGAAAGAGGAGATCTACCGGATCACCGGGCAGGCCAGCATCCCCTACATGTTCACCTACCAGGCGGCCCTCAATCCGGAGAACACCGACGTTCCCTACATTGGCCCGCAGACGGCCCAGTGGCGGGCGTCGATGACGTATGACGACGTGGTGATGTTCGCTCCCTCGTATTTCTTCCCGCGCAATCCGGATGACGTGCATGCCTCCAACGAGGGCTACTGGCTCATCGGTGAGTACGCCGCCCGGGCCATGTACCAGACCCTCTACCAGCGGAAGAAATTCCGCCCCCTGGAGCCGGTATCCGTGGTGTGGGGGGCGAGCTCCATCGTCCTGAAACTCCATGTCCCCATGGGCAGCGTCGTGATCGACGACGCGCTGTTCCCGACACTGCCCAATGCCGGCTTCGAGATCCGCGAGTCGTACCGCTCCACCAACTTGGTGACCGGCGCCATTACCGGTGCCGCCGTGACGGGCGATGACGAGGTCACTCTGACGCTCGACACCAACGTGACGATCCCGGATACGGCCGTCCTCCAGTACCCCCAGGGCAATGTCCGGGACACCGCTGGCCTGTGGGACAAGGCCACCTCCCCGCTGGGCAACGAGTTCGCCTTGCACAATGCGCTTGTCACCTTCCACTACTCACGCAAATTCGGATTCTGAGGACCTCGACCATGGGTATGATTCTCCGCGCCAACATCGACGCCTCGAACTACGCCAAGAAGGCAGCCAGTAACGTGTCGAACGGCCTGAAATTGATGGGCTTTTTCGATACCTCGATCGACAAGGCCACCCGCGATTTCTCCACCCAGTCCGATGCCAATCTGTCGGAGTCCGGGAATGTCACGGTGGCCGGCGACCATTGCGGTCTCCACGTCTATGACGGCTATATCCAGACCGACGTGGCCGCCCCGGACAACCTGACGTTGTTCACGGTAATGCGCTTCCCCAACGCTGGGGCGACCACCACGTCCCCCTCGCAACGGGGTGCCCTGTTCTCCAATTGGGAGGGAACGTCAATGACCGAGGGCGGTATGCACTTCGGCTACCAGCTCAACGACACCATCAACGTGGGGCTGGTGCTCGACGGCAACATGCTCAGCATCTTCGGCAATTTCGCCGACCACACGCTGTGGCGCCTGGTCGTGGTCACCTATGACAACACGAGCAAGACGCTCCGCCTGCGCTCGCCCACCGACGGCCTCGACCTGACTAATACCGGGACCGGTGAGCCCACAGACAGCGGCAAGCCGTTCCGTATCGGCTCCCACTACGCCGGCATTTCGCAAGAGGGGCCCAGCGAGGTTTCCCAACTGCGCTTCTACGACCGGGTGCTCACCGAGGACGAGATCACCGAGGTCATCGGTGAGATGCGCCGGTACGAGTCCGTGCATAACAACCGCACGGTGTAAGCCATGGAAGACCTGCTCGAAACCGTCTATGCCTCGGCGCTGGAGGGGCATGCTCGCCTCCAGACGTTGGAGATCATCTCGCCCTCGCAGACCAAGCGGATCTGCAGTGGCTACGATGATGTGGCACTGGGGCTCGAGACCGGCGAGACCGTCGGGTTCCTGGCGTCCGGCATGCAGGTGGCGCTGCCCGATCTCAACGATAGCGGCCAGCAGCTCCTGACATTTGCCGTCGAGAATCTGTCCGGCGAGGTGCAGCAGGGGGTCGACACCGCCCTGGCAGACGGGGTCCCGGTGGATGTCATCTATCGGGAATACCTGTCTTCCGACCTCACGGCGCCGGCCAAGCCGCCGAACCGGTTCGTGCTCTACGACGCGGATTTCAAGGACGCCCGCGCCGAGCTGACCGCCAGTTTCTTCGACATCATCGCCACCGCGTATCCCCGCGAGCGCTACACCGTCCAGCGCTTCCCGGCCATGAAACACATCGGGTGAGCCATGCATCCCCTGCAACGCTACATGCAGACCCGCTACGAGTACGGCGGGCGAGGCCCCGATGCGTATGACTGCTACGGCCTGGTCCGCGCGGTGCGCGCCGAGATCTTCGGCCTGCCGTGGATGCCGCATTACCGGTTCGCGGGTGACGACGACAAGCGGGCGATGACCCTCGCCGCGCGCCACGCCAATCGCCACCTTACCCCCGGACCACCGGAACCAGGGGCCATCGCCGAATGCTGGCGCGGTGAGCTGTGCACCCATGTTGCCGTGGTCGTCGAGCTCGACGGTCGGCTGGCCGTGCTCGAGACCGACAAGGGCTCCGGCCCGCGTTGGGATTACCTCGAGGATTTCGAGGCCTGTCACCTCCGCGTGATCTACTACCACTGATGGACCTGATATGGCACTGATTCGCCTCTACCCGTCGACGCTCCCCGGGGCGCCGATCCGTGAGCAGCAGGTCACGGGCATGACGCTGGACGCCTGGCTGCGCGAGAGTTCGCCGAGCTATCGGCGTTACGACCGGGATCACCATCCCCTGATCGCCGCCGTCAACGATCGGCTGGTGCCGCCGGCACAATGGGACGAGGTCTGGCTGGGCGCGGACACCACCGTCGAACTGCGCCCGCAGCCTGCCGGTGGGCCGGAATTGATCGCCGCCGTGGTGGCCGCAGTCGTGTCCGCGGCGGCGGCACTGATGCTCACCCCGTCACTGCCGAGCCAACGCAACAGCTCGACGAAGGGTAGCAAGCTGCTCGAGGTGTCCGCCGAGGGCAACCAGGTGCGGCTGGGGGATCTGATCCCCGACATCGCCGGGCGCGTCAAGGCCAACCCGGACTACATCGCCGCGACCCGGCGGTATTTCATCGAGCCCAAGAAACAGGCCCTGGACATGCTGTTGTGCGTGGGCCTGGGCGAGCACGACATTCAGCCGGATGACATCAAGATCGGCGCGACCCCGGTGACCTCGCTGGGTACGTCAGTGGATCTCAGCGTGTTCGGCCCGGGCGAGGACGTGACCGGCCACGTCGCCCACCAGAACTGGTACAACGCCCCCGAAGTAGGGCCCAGCACGAGTGGCAGCGGCCTGCGCCTCAAGAGCTCTCGGGACCTCCAGAAAACCTGGACCGGCACGCATACGTTCGACGGCACCTCGATCACCACGCCGGAGGGCCCGCCGGATAGCTGGGCGGTGGGGACGCAGTTGACCATCGAGCTGCCCATCGATTTCGACGTGACCGGCGGCGGCAGCGAGCCGAATGTGTTTCATGGCCCGTTCGCGCATTTCGAGCCCGAGGTCGGTGCAATCATCTATATCCACCAGCCCGGCGACGAGTCCGGTACCGGGCTGCGCGTCACGTCCTACACAGCAGGCAGTCCGGACCAGATGACGCTCGAGGATGGCCTGACCAACGAGCCGATCTCGGACTGGTCACCAGGCAGCTACAACCGCGTCATTCGCCGCCCCAACTACGCCGATCCCCGCGCACTGCATGTCATCGAGTCGATCGACTCGGACGGCGTCACGGTGCGCTACGAGATCGATGGCACGCCGGTCAGCAACTGGGCCGGGTTCCCGGTGGTGACCACGGGTAGCGCCCTGGTCGAGGTGGACGATCAGGAGTACACCGGGATCTGGTCGAGCATTTTCCTGGCCTGCCCGGAGGGCGAGACGACCGACACCCTGGAATTCGACCTCTATGCGCCCCAGGGCTTGGGTCACATCGACGGCAGCGACGTGGATCGCGTGCAACGCACGATCGAGTTCCGCTACCGCGAGCAGGGCACCACGACCTGGACGACAGTGAGCCGGACCGTCGAGGGCGCGACCCGCGATCAGCTCGGCTGGACATTCCGCGAGTCGATTCCGGCGATGACGCCCGAGGTGCAGATGCGCCGCGTCAGCGCGGAAAGCAACGCCACCGATGATATGGACCGGCTCGAGTGGTACGGCCTGCGTTCGCGCCACCCGCATGCCACCAGTTACCCGGGCGTGACCGTGATCGCGCTGACCATCACCGGCAGTGACACCATCGCCAGCCAGACCGAGAACCAGGTCGCGGCGTGGGTGACCCGCAAGTTGCCGCTACGCGAAAACGGGGCCTGGACCGCGCCGCAGCCGACGCGATCGCCGGCGGCGTATGCCATGCATGTGGCCAAAGCGGTGGGCTACACCGACGACAAGCTGCACCTGAGCGAATTCGAGCGCCTGGCGGACCTCTGGGAGAGCCGGGGCGATACCTACAACGCGATGCATCGTGACGACTCGACGGTCAAGGAGGTCATCAACGCGGCGCTCCGCGTCGGGTTCGCCGAGCTGACCATTGACCGGGGCCGGATCCGCCCCGTGCGCGACGAGCCGCGTGGCAACCTGCCGCTTCACGGCTACAGTGCCCAGACCATGATCGGTTCACTGGGCCGGCAGACGTCGATGCCGAAACCCGACGACAACGATGGCATTGATGTCACGTACATCGACGAGGGCACCTGGACCGAAGCGACGGTGCCATGCCGCCTGCAGGGCGACCAGGGGATCCGGACGAAGAAGGTGAAGTTCGATGCGGCGATGACCCGGACCCAGGCCTGGCGCCTGGGGATGCGCGAGCGGGCCCGTCTGGAATATCGGCGGACGCGATTCCAGTTCCAGACCGAGCTGGCGGGACTCAATTCAAGCTACATGAGCCGCTGTGCGATCGCCACGGATGTGCCCGGCTATGGGCAGAGCGCCTGGGTGAAGGTGGCCAGGCTGGACGAGCTGGCCGGCACGGTGACGCTGGAGGTGAGCGAGGAATTCGACTGGGTGGACGGCGCGTCGCACGTGATCGCGTGGCGCGAACCGAACGGCAAGCTCACGTCGCCGTTCCCTGCACAGCCAGGCGCGACACCGTTCGAGGTGGTGGCCACCACCACCCAGATGCCGACCGTCCGTGACGACATGGAGCCGCCGTTCGTGCATTTCGGGACGACCGAGAACTGGTCATGGCAGGCCCTGGTGAGGGAGGTCTCACCGGAGGGCAATAAGGTCAGTATCTCGGCCGTGATCGATGACCCGCGTGTCTACGAGCACGACGACGCCACACCGCCGGCGTAACGGCGGAGGAAAGAGGAGCGACCGCCCAGGGTGTTAGGGGCACCCGGGGCGGCCACCAACCTGCAGCCATAGCCTGCAAGCCGGCCAAGGCTCCCCACCTCGCGCGAGGCGGGCACGAGTCTAGGCCATCGAATCTCTCAAGAGAAGGCTTGCGATGGCTCTACGCGACATTCGCTGCGCTCGGTGCACCAAGAAACTGGCCCGAGCCAGCATCTACGACATCATCGAAATCAAGTGCCCGCGATGCGGGCACCTCAACCGCAAGAGAGCCACGAGCTCCGAACCGATCCACAAGGAGCGTACTCGTGGCCAACCCGATCATTCCGTGGATGGGCGGCAAGCGCCGCCTGGCTGATCGCATCTATCCTCTCATGCCGGACCATCGCTGCTATGTCGAGCCGTTCGCCGGTGGGGCAGCGCTGTTCTTCCTCCGCCAGGTGCCGGCCGAGGTGGAGGTCCTCAACGACGTCAACGGCGACCTGGTCAATCTGTACCGGGTCGTGCAGAACCACCTCGAGGAGTTTGTCCGGCAGTTCAAGTGGGCGTTATCCAGTCGACAGATCTTCGAGTGGCAGAAGATGACCCGGCCGGAGACGCTGACCGACATCCAGCGTGCAGCCAGGTTCTACTACCTGCAGCAGCTGTCCTTTGGTTCGCGAGTGGAAGGGCAGTCGTTCGGTACGGCCACCACCACGCCGCCGGGGCTCAACCTATTGCGACTTGAGGAGACGCTATCGGCTGCCCACCTGCGCCTAGCCAGCACCTTCATTGAGCACCTGACCTGGCAGGAGTGCGTGCGCCGGTATGACCGGCCTCATACGCTGTTCTACATGGACCCGCCGTACTGGCAGACCGAGGGCTATGGCGTGGAGTTTGGCCTCGAGCAGTACGAGGAAATGGCCGAGCTCCTGGGCAAGCTCAAGGGCAAGGCCATCATCTCGCTCAACGATCATCCTGACATCCGCCGGATCTTCGCCGACTACCACATCGAGATTACCGACATCCGCTACACGGTGGGTGGTGGCAAAGGGGCGGAGGCCCGCGAGGTGCTGATCTTCAGCTGGGACGTGGCCGAGCAGCCGGCGGGGCTGTTCTAGACGTGCGAGGGATCTCGCACATGCTAGGTCTGAATTGTCGTATAGCAGCCCACCGAAGGTGGGCTATGCTCGGAGTGGGTGGCGCCTACGGCCCGCGACTGCATGCAAGTCGCCGCAGGATTCGGCTATTGCGTCACTCTCGAACCTTTTGGCTACTTGGATTCAAGTTAATCACTGAGAACCTTGTCGATGAGATCCCATCTATTCTCATATTCTGAGATATTCCAGAAAGTTGGGGAAGCATTATTCTCAACTGCCACAGCTCGCACGGAGCTGTCTTTGCGCTGATGACCGTTTTTTCCCGGTGAGGAAAGCCATGCTTGGTGGCGATCAAATACATTCTTCGCCATTTCATTGCATGGCACTATGTAGTACCTGAATGGTCGCTCTGACCCCGGCGTAGGTATCCCGGCGATCACCCAGAAAAATCGTTCGCCATACGGACGCTCAGCCTTTTTCCCTACGCTGCAGGTTTTATTTCCAGGAACGAAAGTCTTGACCTGTATGTGAGCAAAACGGGTGCCATCCCGATTACTGCACAGCACGTCGGTATTAGGCGTATTGCCCAATGTGACGACTGCAGCGTATCCCCTGCGACAAAGCTCGCCAGCGACAAAGAACTGGCTCGCGTTTCCTCTATGGCTTTTGTCCCTTGCAGAAGAGTTCATAAGGCATCCAGTAGCTTTTGTCTGTAGCGGCTATGCTACAGGCATGTGTGGAAGATTCGCCATCTACTCCCAGCCGCCGGAGCTCTCCCGTCGTCTCGGGTTGCCTGAGCCCGACGCTGGCTGGGCGGCTCGCTACAACGTCACGCCGGGCACGTGGATTCCCGGCGCGTATCGACCTGACTCGGAGAGTGACTTGGCCCTGGGGCAGCTCTGGTGGGGGTATCGACCGCATTGGGCCACCGGAAAAGCGCCCGAGCCCATCAACGCCAAGGTCGAGGGCGTAGCTACCAGCCGCTACTTCAAAGGCGCATTTGCTCGCCACCGCTGCCTGATTCCTGCCGATGGCTGGTATGAATGGCTGGCGGGGCCGGACGGCAAGCAGCCGCACTTCATCTGTCGCGAGGATCGCGAGATTCTGTGGCTGGCCGGTATCTGGTCAGAGAGGGCGGACGGCGCGCCTGGCTGTGCGATTCTCACCGAACCTGCCAGGGGCCTGGCTGCCGAGGTGCATGATCGCATGCCGCTGGCGCTGGATGACGACAGCATCGAACCCTGGCTCGATCCCGATCTCACGGATCGAGAGACGATTCGGCATGTAGTCCGGCACGTCCAGGCCGACGCCATCACCCACTGGCCAGTTAGCACGCGGGTCAATCGCCCGGGCAATGATGATGCGACATTGCTGGAGCCGGTCACACCCTGACGTTTGGCAGCTCATCCCACCTGGTTGTGTAGCGTGGCGTTCGGTGCTGGCAGCGCAGGTGCCATGCAGCGTTGGGCCGCGACACGCCGACGGTGACGGTGCCCCTGCCGTGCTCGCGATTCAGGCGGTCCAGGGTGGCCATCAGGTTATCCCGTCGCTGGCGCTGGTCGTCATCCTCCGGCGGGGCCATCAGGTCCAGCTGTTCCGTCCCTTTGTCGCACAGGTCCATCAGCATCACTCCCGCCTTCTGGTACCGGTATTCCTCCCGGTAGACCGCCTCGAGCCCACGTGTGGCTGCCTGCACGATCACTCGGCTGTCGTCCGTCGCGCTCGGCAGGGCCACGACGACGGCGTCCTTGTGCTGAGGCAGATCGTCTCTGAATGGATTGGTTCGCAAGAACACCATGACCGCCCGCGCCAGGCTTCCCTGCCTGCGTAGCTTCTCCGCGCCTCGGGAGGCATGGGTCCGCACCGCCTCACGCAGGTCACCCAGGTTGCCGGTCAGCCGACCGAAACTGCGGCTCGTCATGATCTCCCGTTTCGGGGTGCTCATGTCGTCGAGCTCGATACAGTCACGTCCCCGCAGCTCCCACACGATCCTCTCCATCACGACCGATGTTCTCCCCCGTATCCGCTTCGGGTCGGTCGCCCGCAGGTCCCACGCCGTCTCGATGCCCATCTCGTAGAGCCGGATAGCCATCCGCCCGGCGACGCCCCATACCTCTGTCACGGGCAACTGCTGCAGCAATGCCCGTGTGTGCGGTGCGTCAGGCGGTAGGGTGGCCACACCCTCGGCCCCGGGCGATTTCTTGGCGACGTGGTTGGCCAGCTTGGCCAGCACTTTGCTCGAGCTGAGGCCGACACTCACCGGGATGCCGGTGTCACGGTAGACCTGCTGGCGCATGGCCCGGCACCGCTCCTCGAGCGTGTCCTCCGGGAAACCATGGAACCCCAGGAACGACTCATCAATCGAGTAGACCTCGACGTCCGGCGTGTGCTGCCCATAGACGGCCGTCACGCGCCGGCTCATATCGCCGTACAGTGCATAGTTGCTTGATAGCAGGGTGCACTGGCGCCGGGCCGCTGGCGGGATCTCGTGCGCGGGCTGACCCATGCCGACGCCCAGGTCCTTGATCTCTTGCGACCTGGCGACGACACAGCCATCGTTGTTCGACAGCACGCCGACCGGGCGGCCGCGCAGCCGCGGATCGAAGACACGCTCGCAGCTGACGTAGAAATTGTTGCAGTCGGCGAGGGCGATCACCGTCCGACTCCTGGCGCCAGGGCATGCACGTTGTGCGTCACCACGCCCCAGACCTCGCAGTCGTGCCCGTCCAGGGGCAGGGGAGGGAACGCATCGTTTGCCGCCAGCAGATAGGGGCGGTTGCCAATCAGGCCGTAGCGTTTGCACGTCAGCTCGCCGTCGACGCTGGCGATCAGCACCGCCCCGGGGCGTGGCTCGAGCGAGCGATCGACGATCAGCAGGTCGCCATCGTAGATGCCCTGGCCCTGCATGCTGTCGCCCTTGGCGCGCAAGTAGTAGGTCGAGCTGGGATGCGGGATCAGGTGGGCGACCAGGTCGAGCTCGCCCTCGAGGTAGTCATCGGCGGGCGAGGGGAACCCCGCCCGGACCTCGCCGGCGGCCAACGGCAGGGGCGTGGCCGGTGCCGATTCATCGACCCGGCCCACGATCTCGAGGTGCAGGGTCATGATACGGCCTCCTCCGGGTTCCAGCGCAGCCGGATCTGCCCGTCCTCCAGCGGGATCATCGTCAGTTCCTCGACGGTCTCCAGTTCCTCGATCAGACGCTCCCAATCGTCCTCGCGCTCGTCGTCCTGCCGGGCGATCACCGTGGTTTTCTCGGACTGCGCCGCCGGCGCGTTGATCTGTCGCTGGATGCGCATGCCCAGCAGCTCGTAGGAGGAGGGCGGCTGGGGCTTGGATTGGCGCTTCTTGGCCATGAGATAGTCTCCCTGTCGATAACTGTGTATATATACAGTATCAGCAGAGAGGGCGGGGATGGCAAATGGTCGTGTGATCAGTCGTTGTTCTTATACCGTCGATTGCGTTCTTCTCGAGCACTGACAAAGATGCGTTGGTACTCATCATCGCTTAGCGCATGATACCAAGCCCGCTGTTTTCTGAGGTGTTTGGCATATGCGTCTGGGTCAGATCGGATGCGTTCAAGACGGCGTTGCTCTGCTTGCCTGGCGCGCATGCGGTACTTGCCACGAAGCGCAGGATCAGCAAGCTGTCGCTCGCGCCAAGCGCGGACAGCTCGACGTCGGGTCTTACGCACTGACTCGGCAAGATCGGGATCGGCGGCCATGGCGGCATCGAGGCGCCGCAGGTAATCGGCGCGTTTCGCTTTGAAGTCGTCAGTGTTCTTGATCTGCGCGTATCGCTCACGCTCCCGGCGAGCCGCACGCGCCGAGCGGCATGCTTCGGAGCATGTCTTAGCCGGCATCCGGCCCTTGTGAGGGATGATCGCGCCGCACTCCTCGCAGGGTGAGCCCAGGCACCAGGGGCACGCCTTGGGCCCACGGTATGACGGCTTCGTGATTGCCCGGGGGTAGCTACCCTTTCGGCCGCAGTCGCAGCGGCATTGCAATTGTGCGCCACCATGGTCGGCGATGATGGTCAGCCTGCCAAACGTTTGGCCTGTGCGG